AAAGGCGCTGGAACTATGGTTGGCTGGACAATAGCGGGACAGTTAGCCCGTGGAGAAACTTTAAGCTTATCAACAGTTAAAAGAATGTATTCATTTTTCTCACGTCATGAAGTAGATAAAAAAGGTAAAGGGTTTTTTGATGGTCCAGAGTTTCCTTCTAATGGAAGAATTATGTGGGACGCATGGGGTGGCGATGCAGGCTTCTCTTGGAGTCGTGCAATTGTAGAAAGAGAAAAGAAAAAAGTAGAAAAGGTTTGGTCAGGAAGTCCATTTAGTTTAAGAAAGGGGTAGGGGTGGAAGATTTAAGCGTTGAAGAATTAAAACAATTGGTTAATTTTTATAAACAAAAAGCATCAGATCTTGAGTTTAATTTGTTACAATCACAGATAAGACTAAATAAGATTATTGCTCTTGGTGGTTCTGAAATATCAAAACCAGCAACAAAAACAATTATTGATAAAAAATAATACTATTAAATAGGAGAAGCCATGCAAGAACTGATTGTTTTGCTCTTGACAATACCATTTGCATGGTTTATAATTAAACTAATAAGGAAAAAGTCTAGGAAGAATTTTTCTAAAACTTTGTATCGTCAGAGTGATATACATAGGCTATTGAAATATTTCTTCTCAATTCCCTTATCAAATAACGATAAACCTTCTTCACAGTTGACAAAACACAAAGAAAAGAGTATGATTAAAGTTATCGTTTTAAATAACGAGGCATACTGGGTATCTGATAATACATTTTATGTTGCACAGGCTATAAACGGTGAGGTTCAACGCCACACAGCAGAGCCAGTCAACACAAATGGTTTATCAAAGCCAGAATTAAATAAGATGCTATTCATATTGGATAGCCTAAAGAATGGGAATAAAAATGATAGTGGCAGTACAGGGGACAAACGATTTTGATGATTACAACATCTTTATTCGTGCCATGGGCGTTGCGCTATCTACAATGCAGGAAAATGATAAAGAGTTCGTAATCTATTCTGCAGGACCATCTAGAATTAATTCTTTTGTGTCAGAGTTTTCAAACTTATCTGAACGTGGAATGAAAGCAAGAGGAAGAAAGATTAAGTTTTATAAAGTTGCAACTTCCTGGTTAGAAGAAAATATAGTAGATATAAACTATTTTGCTTTTCTTTCTAAACCAAAACAACAAAACTCTAAACTTGTTGCCGTTGCTGAATTAAACAACATTGAAGTTGGAATATTTAAATACTAGTAGGGGGAAATAGATGGTAATAAATAGATTAGAAAAAATGGAAAAAATTGTTGCAAAAAACAATAACCTTGCATGGGTTGGTTGGGATATTGCAGAACGTAAAAGAACAGAGATGGGCAGAACTGCCGTCAATGGTGTAAGGGTTAATGGTCAGTGGTACACACAACGAGTATTTAAACTTGATCGTAACGGCTGGGATATTCCTAATAGATATAAGATGTAGGTGTTATTATGAAGCAACACCTATGGAAAGATAATGCTGCCTGTCTTGGTCTTGAAAATAATTTATTTTTTGACAAATATGAAGATGATGTAGCAGTAAGACCAATCGTTGACGCTATTTGTGCGTCTTGTCCAGTCAGAAAAACCTGTTTTGCCGTAGGGGTTTCTAGTAAAGAGTGGGGCGTTTGGGGCGGAGTGTATGTAGAAGGTGGAGAAATTTCTAGAGAGTTCAATAATCATAAAACAAAAAGTCATTGGGCAGACACCTGGCAATCTTTAACTATGGAAAAGTAAAATGTATACAAATGATATGCGTAGAGCACTTCATTCCATAATTCCACCTAAAGGATTTGGCGTTGAAGTTATTGATAATGAACACTTTCTTACGATAAAATTAGATGAGAAAAAATTTAAAGCAATGGTTCATGATGAAAAAATAGAAGCACTCAAGTATGTTGTTCAAATAAAAAAGGCTTTAGAAATGAATGGGGCAATTGTGTTAGTGACTAGAGAAGCGCTAAAGCCATGATTAAAGAGGCTACAAAGCGTGGTTTAGAGGCGGACAGTAACGAAGCCAGCATAGACAGCCTAGAAGCCTTTTATAACGATATGCGGGGCACTGAGAAGCCTTTCTGGGCAGATCCTTTTCCCTCAAGTTTGACAAAATTAGGATATAGGAGTACAATAATAGTTGTGGAGTCAAATTGTGGATAATATTATTGTAATAGTTTTAGGAACCTTTCTTGTTTCTTTTGCTATTGCCTATGTCTCTGTGCTGCAAAAACTCTCAAAAATTACTCAAGAGTTTGCAAAACTATACATCTCTCATCAGTCGCTACAGGACTTTGTTGAAAAAAACAACGTTGAGTTTAAAAACGATAGCGATATACATAAAGAAAATTTTATTAAATTTTTATCAGATTCTCGTGATTGGGCATTTGCATATATTGAAGATGTTCAAAAAGGTTTAGATAGGTTTGTTGAAAACCTAGATTCAGAAATATCTAATTTTGATGAGAACAGCACAATTTCTGAGGGAACTCAGTATTACGATCTTATAGCAAAATTTTCAAAAGAATATAAAGAATTAAAAAAACTTATGCCAATCGAGCCAATAAGTAAAGATGCTTGATCTTAGGGGTATACCAACATGCAGTTGTCCAGAGTGTGGAGAAACTTTGTTTAGGGCTTTAGTATCATTTGATCCCAATACCTATATGGTTTCTTCATATCATTTAGATATAGAATGTAACAATTGCGGGGCTTTGGCTACCGCTCCAACTCCAATGGATCATCCAGTAAATCCAAATACTGATTTTGGAACAAAAGAATGAAAGAGATATTTCTATCAATACTAACAGGTTTTGGATGCGGTGTAGTGTTCGCAGCATTCAAATTGCCAGTGCCAGCACCACCAGTTTTTGCGGGAGTCGCAGGAATTATTGGTGTATGGCTTGGCTTCAAAACAATAACACAAATTATATCCTAGGAGGAATAATGAATAACATAATCAATGATAAGACTAAGGCAATGCTAGCATCATATGGTCGCTCAGTACTTGCATCAGGTCTTGCACTTTACATGGCAGGCGTAACAGATCCAAAGGATCTATGGACAGCATTAGTTGCAGCCATCGCGCCAGTAGCAATAAGAGCAATTAATCCAAACGACAAAGCATTTGGTATTTTACCTAGTGCTGATGAAGTTTCAAAGGCTCTAAAGGCTGCAAAGGCACCTCTAAAGAGGGCTGCTAAAAAGAAGTAAACATTCTTCTATCAGATAGCCAGTCTAGAAATAGGCTGGCTTTTCTGTTATTTGTTTATAATATCTAAATATTTTTGTTTTAAGTTATCTACAGAAAAGTTTTCTAAACCAATTGACAATGCCTTTTCTTTAATTTCTCTTTTATCATTATTTTTAATATATTCATCAATTACTTTTGCAAATTTATCAGGAGCAACTTCATAAATATTAACCATTGATTTTGTTTTAAATGATCCTATTTTTGTTGATTCTGTTAGCCACTCTTCAGGCAACACTGCATTATTTGGAGATACATTAGTCATAAAAACTGGCAGGGCACTTAAAAGAGCCTCATTCATAGGCAAACAAAGACCAGCATACCTTCTAGGAAGAATCATAGCGTCAAAGCCATCATACATGTCTTCCCTATTGGCTGGATTGTTTACTTCAATTTTTACCCTTGAATCTTTACAGGTTGTATGAAATGGGGTTTGAGATTTAATTACCAGTTCGTAATCTTCTTTAGAGTACTTAATCATTTCAAAAATGCTGTCAGTTCCATTTCTATCTTTGGCAGCCCTTTTGCCACCAATATGAAGTATACGGTTATGATCTTTTGAAAGGTTATTTTCTCTTGCTTTATTAAATAAAGATTTATCTGTTGGTGGTGGTAAATGAATAACCTCACATTTTGATGCAAACTTTTCTTTTACTATTTCAATATTCCAAATACTTGGAGATAATAATACATCTGGTAATGACCAGTCAGGGTTTGTTAAGTTACCAAAAAGTTCGTAGTTGTATTGAAGAATAGTCTTTGTTCCTTGTTGCCTAGCAAGATCTACAAGGTCTAAATGATAAAAGGTTTCACAACTAATTACAACATCAACATCTTTTAAAAACCACACAATTTCTTTTGTTGTTGGCATACCCCTTCTAGTTGAATAAAAGTTATAACCTTCATACCATTCAGGATGTTGATTATTATTATTAAAAAACTGGGAATTAATTAAAAGTATTTTATCAGGATTGAGCATATTAACTAACTCTCTAGTCTGATTACCAAGACCAGTATTATCTGATCTTGCTATGATTCCTAGTCTCATTCTGTATACCCCCAAGCATCATCATCCTTGGTATATTTTCTTGTACCCTGACGACCATCTAAATGATAAGAACGTTTGATGTGTCCTTCTGGATGATAGATCCATAGTTTATGTGTATCCCATCCTTCTTGGTTAAATTTATTATAAGGAAAAATATCGTCTTGAACCTTGCCATGAAAATTATCTTCAATAAAAGTTTTTTCATCACAAAATGGCAAAATTATATCTTTATAATATTTCACAGTACTTAAGTGTGGTCTTTGACTCCATTGCGCTGTTTTCATAAAGCCATTTTCTAAGCCCATCATAAGGTGTTTATGTGAATCTGGAATTTCTGATTCATGATGAAAACGAATAGTGTTGGCATTATCAAGTTCTATCATATCTAAACATTTTTGCCAATCAATCTCTTGGTCTGGAGTTAAAGGGGCATCGCCTTCAACATAAAGCATTAAGGAAGTGTCTATAAGTTTAATAGTTTTTTTCATCATTGTGGTTTGATGGCAATGATAATCAAAAATTATTGGTAATATGTTTTTATATTCATGCAAACATTTCCACAATATCCGATTTTTATATTCATCGTAATCTTTTTTACGAACAAGTTGCTCATATCTTAGCCCATCTATTTGCATAATTATTTCATTATCTGGAAAATGAACTCTTATGTCCTTGATAGTTTGATCTATCATTTTTGTGTTAGGATGATCTGGAATTATAGATGTTGCAAGAATTATAGTTACGTCTCTTTTATGCATTTACTTGCCTCATTAATTTAATACTAAGATCTCTTTTGTATTTTATCCACCAACAAACTACTTGATGCATATTTTGTGGATAGTTTTCAAGTAATCCAGGAATTATTTTTGTTAAGTTATGCCAATTATCTGTAACTTGTATTGGAAAATCTGTACCAAAAAGAAGAGTAAAAAAGTTTGTTTCTTGCATTCTTGAATTTAATTTATCTCCTACTGGTAAGCACAACATCTCTATAGCCTCATAAAATCTAAAAGAATCTATTACCTCTGCACCGCTTGGACATGGAATAATTTTACTAATAAACATCTTGTCATAATATACTTTAGGGACTAGACCCTGTGCAAAACCAGTTGTTGGCTCATAAACAGAGTTTGGTATTGATGGCATTACTTCTGCTAATTCTTTTCTTCTTGCATGAGTTATTTGCCCTGCAAAAAATACATCATAGGATTTGTCCTGATATTCTGGTAAGTTTTTACTTAAATGTTGAGGAACGCCAAGGGCTAACCTATTATATTTTTTATGTTTATTGTGAGGGCATGCAATCCATATTTCAATATTATTATGCTTAATCTTGTCCACATCAAACGATGCACTTTCATCACCAGTAATAAATAAAACTACTCTGCCTATTTTATTTAACTCATCTGATATTAATTCCTCACGACCTATATTTTGTGGTCCAGGAACAACAACAAAGGCTCTATCTTTATTAACTAAGGCTGTTACTCTTTCTGGAATGATGTTGTTTTTATTAAAAAATTCTTTCAATAATCCATAGTCCCACTTATCAGCAGCACAATCTTCTTCTTTTACTGAATAAAGATATGCGTTAATCATTTTTAATTCTCCATAATTTTTCTTCTGCAATAAGTTTTCCAACTAATTCTTCATTTATATATGATGGATTATCTACATACGCTATTTGCGAGTTATATTTTTTTATTGCATCAATTTTACGTTGTGTAAAATTAACGCCAATATTCTCTAAGTTATAAATTGAATTAATTTTTTCTAACCTTGATTTATATAGTTCTGGATACGCTAGCCGATATGGTAATTCTGCATAAATAAAGAATGTACAGTTATAGTGGCTTATAATTTCAAATAAACAATCACTTAATAATATGTGATCTGGGTGATGTATCCCAAGTGGAATAAAGACATTCAGGTTAGTAACTTCTTCTACATCGTGTTTAACAATAATTTCTTTAATCCAACTAATCAATAAAGATTCATTTTGTTTTCCATAAACATCATCTAACAAATCCCCATTAATGCTTTTAGCATTTATCATAGAGCAGGCTTCGTCATGCTCTTTTCTTAATATTGTATGTTTTTTATATCCAACATCATCTGTTGGTATGCCAGCAAATGCAGCAGCAATTGTAAAAATATTATCATTATCAATAATATAATCACCTAATGAAAAGATTGCATCATCTGTGTGTGCACAAAATATTAGATTATTCATAAAATAAATGCACCTCGTGTTGATAATCTAAAAGAGTTTCTTTATAGCCAAACCCTTTTATCCATTGTCTAAGATTATATAAAGATTCATCCCATTGTTGTAGCATAAACTCAGGGTGTCCAGATAGCCAAATCTTAGGCTTATACTGTTTAAGAACTTTCTCAGCCCCTCCTAGTACCTTCCACTCACTACCCTCTACGTCTAAAGAAATGGCGGTAGGTGGCTTAATCCCGTGATCATAAACACAAGAATCTATAGTTATCTGACCATATGAATCTCCTTCAAGGTATAACTCTTTAAAACCATGAGCAATATCAAGATATTCTTCTTCCGCTTCTGGAGGAAATGCGTTGCAATATATTCGTGAAAGATTGTTTATCTTGTCAGAAGCAAATCCAGGTATACAGACCATTGGAAGTTTTAGATTATTAGCAGACCAAGTTATTGGAAGGTGGGACCATACTTTAGGATTAGGCTCAAACAATACAACTTCTGCTCCCCACATTTGACAAAGCGCTGGAAACTCACCTTCTTCTGCACCAACATAATAAACAACATCACCCTTACCAATGTTATTGTGCATTGATTTAAGCCTTAACTTTTCCCAACCCGATTCCCTGTGCCATTCTGGTCTATCTGCACGATGTTTTGGAAGAACTATTTCAAATTCTCCATTTAGTATTGTTTTAACCATCTCTGTCATTTTATTGCCTCTACAAAATAAAATTCATGTTCTCTTGTATCAAGTTCATAAATTTTTTCATTTGAATATACTGTTTGTTTAAATTTTGTTTCAGAGACATTACCAAAGTCAACGCTCTTTAATTTATATTGTAAGGCTTTACTTGTTAACAGTGATGCTGATTGTGAATACCAAGTTAACCATGCAGAAAATCTATTGTCTAAGTCATCTTCAGAGTTAGGAAAAAAACTAATATTGTTATTTTTATATGCATCAAATCCAGAAACTACGTCTGGAAGGCTAATTCTTACAACCCCTCCTGGCTTCAAAACTCTATAAAATTCTGACAACACCTTTTCAATATCATGATACTTAACACAACAAACTATTGCATGACAAACAATAATATCGCAAGAGTTATCATTTATTGAGTCTAAATTTTTATGCTCTGTATTAAACTCTGGGTCAAGATCTATGTTAATCCAAT